CGTCGGAATCTCCGGCGACATCAACATTGCTCGCCTTTTCGCGACAGACCTCTCCGACGATTTCGCCGAGTATGGCGATACCGTCAAGGTGATGGTCGCCACGGCAACGGCCGGCGAGCTGAACCTTGACCCCGGTCAGGGCGAAACGCTCAATGACTACGAGACCGATTCGGGCAATGTCACGCCCGTCAGCGTCGTACTCAACCATCAGCCCAAGGCGACGATGGCTGCGCCCAGGGCGTCCGCATTCGAAGCGCCGAACGCGCCGTATTGGGGCAAGTGCTCCCAGGCGATGATCGACGCGATCGACGGCTCGATCTCTACGGTTCTCGGCGGCCTGTTCACCACGACGGCCTGCACGGGCGGCAAGGTTGTCTGCGCAACCGGCGGAAAGGCCGACGTAGCGAAGATCACCGCAAGCTGCAAGGGCCGCGTTTCGCGCACGGTTCTCGCTCTCGAACCGGTGTATTTCGCTACCCTTCTCGGCGATCTCGACGCACACGTCTACGGCGGCGACGAGGCGATCCGTCAGGGCATCATTCGCGGACTCTACGGATTCAAGGGCGTCATTGCCCTTCGCGATCTGCCGACTGGCGTCAAGGGCGCATTGATTCCGGACACGTCCGTTGTCGTCGCCGCTCGCAAGACGCTCAAGGACGAGAGCGGTTTCATCGAGGCCGGAACGGTCATGGATGAAAACGGGTTCCCGATCACCGTCACGCGCCACCTCAGCCCGGCGAAGCGCAAGGAGTTCCTGAACGCCGACGTACTTTGGGGCGCGAAGCTCGTTCAGCCTGCCAAGGTGCAGTATATCGCCGCATCCTAATCAATGCGATGTCCACCGGGCGCGGCGTTGACTCAGGCTGCGCCGTGCCCGGCGTTACGAAAAAATGCAAGACATGTTCGAGAACGATGCGGCGTTTGAGCCGATGAGCGAAATCGTCAAGTGGCGGCAAGACAAGTCGCCACACCTCGAAGGTTCGTTCAAGGCGACCGTGCTGCACGGCGAGACGCAGAGCAATTCGGCCGGACCGTCGCGCGGCACATTTGCCGCGGATCCGTGGTCGATCGTCTGCGGCTCGAATCCGGCGGAATGCGCCGGGCTCACCGTCGGCGATACGCTCGAGCTCAAAAGCGGCGTCGTTCTCAACGTACAGCAGATTTCCCCCGATCCGGTTTTCGGATGGGTCATTCGCGCAACATCGAAGGCGAGGGCGCCGAGGTAATGGCATACTCGATGACAGATTCCGGCGTATTGGCCAAGAGCGGCCGCGGCAAGAACGCGGTCGCGCTGACCATTTCGTTCAAGGAAATCGACCGCTGGGCGGCGCGGATGAAAAAGGACACCAAGACGCTTTGGCGGTATTCCTACGGCCGCGCCTGCGCCGGGTTGAAAAAGAAGTTTGTCGAAGTAATGCAGAAATCGGGCGGCGTCAACGGCGTTCCGAAGTTTCGCGATTTCGAGGACTTCACGAAGACGCTGCGCGCGAAGTCCGGACGGACGGCGACGATGGGCGGCGTTCTCGCCGAAAGGGGATCCGTCGTCGCGTTCAAGCGCAACGGGCGTCAGGTGATCGGATGGCCGGACCACATGGAAACGGCTGCATGTTCATTCCAGGAGGGCCGCGGCGGAACCGACGCGGAAAAGTGGTTCACCGATCCTGAATGGCGTCGCGCCTGGCATCGTCAGGGAATCGCGGATATACCGCGCGCCTACGTCCACAACGAGCGCATGGTGATCATGCCCTATTTCGTCGATTACGTCCGAAAGAATCTCGACGAATGGGCAAAGGGTGCATATTACAAGGGGCTCGTCGCCCTCATGCAGGGCAAGGGCGACAAGAAGTTCGCGGAGGCCAATCTATGAAGTCGCATCGCTCAATCATGCAGAAGCTCGCAGAGGCGATCCAGGCGTCGTCGGACGTCGCGCAGTATTGCACGGCGCATTTCGGCCGCGCGCTCGCAATCAACGTCGGCGCGTACGCGAACGGCATTCCGGACGAGGCGGAATCGCCCTTCTTGTGGATTCACGCCGCGGACGACGAAAACGAACAGGTCGGCTCGGAAGACACGTTCACCGTGCGGCTCGTCGTCGCCGGATGCGTCAAGGGCGAAGGCGGCGAACAGTACATCGAGAACGTCGTCGTCGAACGCGACGAGTCCGTGAACGGACTGACGATCAACGGCGGAAACGCCGTCGTCGAAGATCTACGCGACATGATAATCGGCATCGCGCGCGAGGCGAAGGCCGGCGCGTATCCGGTGCGCATACGTCGCGAGGAAAACGACATTTCACATTTTCCGCTCGAGTGGGCGGTGATGTACATCGAATACAATGAGCCGGAAGCGCTCAATTAAAACATGGAGGTCAAGAAATGGGTACGAGGTATCATGTAAAAAGCGCGACGCTGACATTCGGCTCGGCGACGTACGAAATGGAGACGGGGCCGCACGCGCCGGGCTGGACCAGAGATCCAACGGACGTCACGGCGCTCAATGACACTCACAAGCAGTATATTCCCGGCGCGCTCATAGAGGACGACGAGATCACGGTCACTATCTATGACAAGGGGCCGTCTGCGCGTCCGCAGAAAAGCGATCCGCCTGCCGCGCTGTCGTTCGAGGTCAAGCTGTCGAACGGCGAGGACGCGGACATCACGGCGAATTTCAGCTACGTCAAGGCGATCGTCGTAAAGGTTTCTCCGCCAAGCCAGGAAGGCAACGGCGAACGCAAGGGGACGCTCGACGTCACGTTCCGGCCGAACGGTCAGCAGGCTGCACAGGGCAACAGCTAACAGAGGGCGACGTCGATGTTCACGGAGTTTTTCACGCTCAAGCTCGGCGATGTCACGGTCAAGGGCCGTCGGCTCACACTCAAGGAGATCCGGGAAAAGCGCGCCGACCTTCTCGGCAGTCGGCTCGACGTCGATAAATGCGTCGAGCTGATAAGCTCTCACGTCACACTTGACGACGGCGACAAGTTCGATCCGTACGAGCTGACGCCCGGACAGATGCGCAGGATCGTCGGCGAGCTGATTCTTCCGGAGGAAGGACGCGGTATATCGGATTTTATCGGGTTGCTCTCCTGACGGGGAGCGATCCGGGCGAATCCGCACAGACCGCGATTCTCCGCGAGGGCGGACGGACTCTCGGCGTGTGGCTGCCGATCGCGCTTGCCGACCTGATGAACACGCTGGTCGTGACGGCCAGGCGCGCGGCCGGCGACAGAGGCGCGATCAATCTGCTGCCGCGGTCGAAGATCCTCGAAACATGGGCGCTGCCGGCGATGTCCGCTGCGCTCGCGGAAGACGAACAGGAAAAAAAGGCGTTCGCGCTTTTGGAATCTGTAAGGAACCTGGAAAAACAAAATGAGCAAAAGCACCCACCAGTTTGAGATCAGAGGCGTTGACAAGTCCGCCGGTGCGTTCGGTTCTATCAAGAACCGGGCGGCCGTCACGTCCGCGCAGATCCGGTCGATGGTCGGCGGTGCGATCGGCGCGCTCGGCGCGTATTTCACATTCTCGTCGATCAAGGGCGGGATCGACGAACTCGGGCATCTATCCGACGTCGCGCAACGGACGTCGACGAGCGTTGACGAATTGACGCAGACCGCGGCCGCGATGTCCGCGATCGGCGTCAACATGGGCGTCGACCAACTCGCAAAGGCGTTCGACTACATGGCCAAGTCGACCGGGCGATCGGGCATGGCCGGATTTTACCAGACGATCGACGAGCTCGGCAAGGTCGATGACGTCTCGAAGCGCGCCCAGGCCGCAATGCAGGCGTTCGGGCGTTCGGGCATGGAGTTCATGCCGCTCATAAACGCGGCGGATACATCCGTCGAGGCATTGAAAACCGTCGTCGACGCAATGCCGAAGATCCCGCAGTCCGCGGCGGACGCCGGCGACGCGATGTCCGACGCAATGGGATTCGCCGCAAACCAGGCAAGGTCAATTTGGCTGCAGGGGCTCGGCGCGATCTGCGGATGGTTCGATAACGAATACAAGGGCGGCGTTCGCGAGGCGTCGCTTTCGGCCGGAAACTACCTGGAATATTATACAAAGGTCGCGGTCGCAAAGTGCATCACCTGGTACAAGAAGCTCCAGAACGGGCTCAAGGTTTGGGGCGACGCGATCGGCGCGTTCGTCGGCGCGGCTTACGTCAAGATCACAGAGGGCGGATCGTGGGACGATGTATGGAACCTGACGACACAGGCCTTTTCGCAGTCGCTCGATGAATACGAGGACGAATCGAAACGCCTTGACGAGATCGAGGCGGAGCGGACCGAAAGATTCAAGAGGAATTTCGACGAACGAAAGATCGCGATCGAGAAATTCCAGGGCGCATACAACAAGGCCGCGGTATCCATCGAGGGCCGAAAGGCGATGGGCGCGGACGCCGAGGCGGACGTCGGACGGCAAACCCGGATCAACAACGATCTCGTGATGGCGGGGTCGAACGCCGCGATGCGGATGCAGATACTCGGGCCGACGCTCCAGAGCGAATCGAAAAAGCAGACGGCGCTCCTGGAGAGGATCGCCACCAACACGGAAAAGACGGCCGACAACACCGAGGAATCGACGACTTCCGAAAGCATGGGGGTGATTGACTAATGGCAGACACATCAAAACAGAGGGCCGGACGCAAGTATTCGGTCGGCGAGAGCGGCATCACGACGCTCAAAAAGGATTATATCGTAATCCAGGACAGTATCATGTCCGCCAACGGCGAGAAGCTGACGTTTCCCGGCGTCCCGGCAATCGGTTCGGCACATCCAGTATATCCGGATCTTTACGTCCTGACATACGACGTCCAGGAAGGCGATGGAAAAGACAAGCAGACATTGACCGTGACTACCAACTACGGGCGACAGGAAACAGAGACGAGCGGCGAGGGTTCGAGCGCAGTCACGGTCGCGGTCGATGAATGGGGATGGGACGACGGCACCGACGAAAAGGAGCTCAATTCAGGCGTGGACGGAACGCCGCTTCTAAATTCGGCCGGCGATCCCTTCGACAGCGTTCCAAAGGTCATGGTCCCGGCGCCTGTCTTTACGAAGGTCATGAAATTCAAGGCCCGGAAATCAGGATGGGCGTCTGCGCATTGCAAGGTCAACGACGCACCGGTCGAGATCGGCGGCGTCGAGTTCCCGACCGGCTCGCTCTTGTGTACGGTCGCGGAGAAACGCATCATTGGCAGTAAGGACTGGAAGTATCAGTACACGGTCCGGCTGCGATACAAGTCAAATCTCGTCGTCATCGAGCAGACGGATCCGGCGGTCGATATCGGATGGGACGTCGCGATCACCGACACGGGGATGCGCGCGATCGAGAACAACGAAAAGAAGCTCATCCGCATGATCGACAAGGAAACGGGGAAGATGTGCCAGGTCACAACGCCTGCGCTCCTGGACGGTCACGGGCAAAAACTCGGCGACGGCCACGATCCATACAACTTTCGTTTTCAGGCGTATGAACGCGCCACGTTTCCGACGTGGTTCTATTCAGAGCCGTCACTACAAGAGGAAGGTTTGACATGATAGCAAGATATCTTATCGACTGCCGCTGCGAACGTCCGGACTGGCCGTTCATGCCGGTAAGCGTCGCCTGCGGATCGGCGCGGACGATCGGCGTCATCGGCCTGCGCTCCAGGCTCGGCATCACCATCACCGGCTGCAAGATCCGCGTGACAAACGCCGACGGCGATGCGCTGACGAAAGACTGCGTACTCACCGGCGGGATATGGGTCGCCACCTTCCCGGCGTCGCATTTCCAGAGCTACGGCGCCGTGAAAAACGGCGTCGTCGTATTCGCGACGGGCCGAGACGAACACGACGACGATCAGATGTGGATCGAGCGCGTCGGAGATCTTCGCGTCACGCCCATTGATGCGGAATCGACGCCCGGCGGATCGTCCGCGCCGAAGGACGTCTACCTCAAGAGCTACGTCGCGCCGGACGGCGTACAGCATTACAAGAAATGTGTTCTCGTATACTCGGAGCGACAAAACGCCTGGGGCGAGGATTACGTCGGCGATTACATTTTCGTCGGCGGCGACTACGTACCTTTTTCGGAGGGCTGACCATGAGGAAGCTATCAACATTTGTAGATTGCCTGTTGATTACCGCCGTCGCAGTCGCGGCACCGACGGCAAACGAGGATTTCGTCGTCGCGGAAGACGCGAAGACATACACAAACGCGGTCAACGCGGCCAACGCCTACACCGACGGCAAGATCGCAGAGATCCCGGTGCCGGACAATTACGCAAGCGCTACAATGCCAGGAAGACTGCGCATGAGCCTACCCGAAGACAGCGAGTTCGTTGAACCTTTGGCTGTATTCGACTATTATGTTTTTATGTTCGACGATAGTCTCGGAAAACCTCGCGTTGTATTTCAAAACGGTGTATTCCATATGGAATGTGAGTATGGAAGTGCTGTCGGAGAGCGTGATGATTTTGATGGGATTGTGACTTTTAATCTTCCCAACGCCCCGTTTGAACGTTATGTGTTCTCCTACACGATGTCGCCAGTGGCAACATTAGGCAAAATCGAAATGACATCGGCGGAGCTTAATGCGGACATCTCGACACTACGCGACTCTATCCCGTCTACCACATCCAACATCGTCACGAAGGCTTACGTCGAGGGGCTCGGCATATCATTGCAAGAATCAGACCCCACCGTGCCGCAATGGGCCAAGGCCCAGACGAAGCCGACCTACACGGCCAGCGAGGTCGGTGCGTATTCGACGGGCGACGTCGATTCTATTCTGCGGGACTACTTGTCGCTCGACTATTTCAAAGACGGGCAAACAATCCCGATGTACTGGGGCGACGGCACGAAACTTTGCGACTTCGGCGCAAACTGGCTCGGCAATCTTGAAAACACAGTCAACGACAAGACCGACGCCGACGAAGTTGGCGACATAGCAAGCGCAACCGTCTCAAACATCGTCACAGCTGCGTACATAAACGACCGCGTAAACGTCACGCCGCTCGCAGGGCGGACCTACAACTTCGCAACGAACATCGGACTGTATACCGCGGTGCGCGACATCATCCAGGCGCTCGGCGGATCCGTCACGAACTTCCCCGCAATCCCGCAGAACTAAGGAGCAATCATGCCGACAAACACACTCACAGCATCCCCCACCGATCCGCTGCTCACTCCGGACGACCTGGAGGGAATCGACGAAACGACGAGAGACACGAACGAGCGCATCCGCGCGCTCGAACCGACGATCGACAACGCGGCCGCGGACGTCGAGGCGCTGAAACTACAGCTCGCCGGATCGCGCATCTGCCGCGTCACCGTCAATCTCAATCCGACGGGCGGCGATTACGACGTGCCGACCGATCCGACGGAGCTTGCGGAAATCCTGAACGGTGCGCAGATCGTCCTGGAGGAACAGGGAATCGCGACGCCGTACCGCTACAATCTCGCCGCGCTCGAGGGCGTATCCTGGGCACAGACGCTCTATGTCACCGACGCATCACTCTATGCGTTCTCGCGCGTTTCGTGCGTTCTCGGCAAGTCTGCGACGTGCGCATACGCCGTCGTATCGACAAATTTCAAGCTGACGGTAAACGGCGACGTGTCGATCAACCTGTTCACGAAGCGCGTATCGGCATCGGCCGACGAGGTTTTCGAGATCGCGCGAATCCAGCCGTACTCGTCCACGTCGTCAGGGACAATCACCATCGGCTCGGCGACGTACGCCGACGACGGCCGCAGTTTCATCGGCGTCCGGATCACGGACGGCAACGGCACCCGCTGGCGTACGGGCGGATACGCCTTCAACTCATCGACGCAATGGATCGACGAATCGCTCGTCAAGGTCCCGATCTACGACGTCGAATCCGCGGGGGCGACGCCCGTTGAACGCCTCATATCCGACGGCGGCGACGCGGAAAACGCGCTCGACATCATGCAGTCGCTCGCCTGCCTGAAAAACATCCGCATGGCCGACGTCACTCTCACGCACGGCGCGACGTCCATCACCGGCAACAAGTTCGTCGTCTTCGACCAGGTGTGGATCAAGACGACGCGCGAGAACGTTCCGATGCACACGTTCGACGCGAACGGCAACGTCACCGGCACCGTGTACGTCGACTGCATCTGCAAATGGTTCTGCGACACACAGGCGGACGCGGACTATCACCTCTCGCCGCTGCACGTCCAGTACCGGCGCAACGGCGACAACTCGATCACGGAAGTACCGCTCAACCTCGGATTCGTCGCGCGGTACTACTCGAACACGCAGAACGTCACGATCGACGGCGTGGCGACCGCGATGATGACGGCGAAATCCGACAACTCAAAGGAGGTCGGCGCGTCGCGCACATCGCTCCTGGCCAGGGCGCGGAACAACAACAAGATGTCCGTGTCCGTCGCGATCGAGGGCGAGGAATCGCCGCGTACGTTCGCGGCGAACGCCGACGCGCGGCTCTTCTCAATGGCCGGACTCGCGGAAGATTCGTTCATCGGAATGTTCGCGTATCTCTTTTTCGGCGCGAACGTCCAGGCGTCGCTGCCGGGCATCATGACGAACGCGGTCAGCTCGACGTCGAACGGCGCGACGGACTACATTCTCGCCGCGGGAGTGTGGAACGGCGCGAAGAACACGGCAAGCGGCCAGAACTCGATCGTCTTCCTCGGCATCGAGGACGCGAACTGGAGCTCGACCGGCTGCATGCTGCCGGACATCACGGCGATCTCCGCGCGCATCATCGAGACGGACGCAAGCGCGGAGATCCTCACGAACACGACGGAATCGTATTTCATCTACGCGCTCGACAGGCTCGACTATTTGCCGGGCGACTCGAATGCGAACTACAACCTCACGACGAAGGATCCGGACACGCAACAGCAGATCACGTCGCCGGCGTGGTTCCTGGGGCACGGGTATCGCCGCACAGACTTCCCGAAGAACACGGGATCGGCTACCATGCGGCGCATCGGGTGGGACGATTCGCAACTCATTCGCGACGCGCTCATATTCACGACGCGAACGGCCGACGAAAATATCAACATGGCCGGATGCGACTATTCCTGGAACGTCAGCTATCCGTCCGCGCCCGGAACGCTGCCGGCAAGCGCGACCGTGGAGCTGTACAACTGGCTCGTGGTGGCCCGTGGCTCCAACCGCGGCAACGGCTCGTACCTCGGCATCGCCTACTTGTACGCTTACAGCGCGCTCTCGTACTCGGCCGGCTACTGGCGTTCGCGTCCATCCCTTCAACTTTCACCCGCGTGAGCAATGAGCGAACGCGGGACTGCACGACAAAAATGCGTCCATCAACAAAAGGGAAAATCAAGATGAACTGACACAAGGGGATAAAGCGAGATATGAGACCGAGACTGCTCATGGTGGCCCGTGGCAACAACCGCAACAACGGCTCGAACCTCGGCATCGCCTACTTGAACGCTAACAACGCGCTCTCGAACTCGAACGGCAACAACTGGCGTTCGCGTCCAACCTTCACGCCCTGCGCGGCGACGCGCACGGGCGAAGTCCTCGGCTCTAAACCTGAAACACCACACAAGGCGGCTCGTCCGCGCGAAATGCGCGGTGCGGTGAAAAACGTGCATGAAAGGCCGGTTAGTAGGGCGCGGTTCGCGTCTCGAAGGGCGGCGGCACCAAAGGGATGGAGGTGCGCGGCATGAAGCGCGTCGGCTATCTCGCGGACAAGGTATTCACGCGCGAAAACGTCCGCGCGGCATGGGACGCCTACAACAAGAACCGTCCCGTCAAGCTGCGCAAGGCGTTCGACCAGCGCAGGGCCGACAGGATTCTCCAGGCGGCGCGGCGCGACTTCGCGGCGGTCGTGGCCAATCCGCGCGAAAAGACGATATTCGAGAGCGGCAAGGAACGCCGCTTGCAGATCCCGCGGTTCGCCGCGTCGATCGCGATGCTCATGCTTTGGAACGTCGCAGGGCCGTACGTCGAGCGGCACATACATTCGATGTCGTTCTCGTCGCGCAAGGGCATGGGCGGACACCTGGCGGCTGCGAAGTGCTCGCGGTTCCTGCGGACGCACCGCAAGGACGCGCAATATTGTCTGTACTTCGACGTCAGGAAGTTCTATCAGCACATTCAGGCGCGAATCATGATGGCGCGGCTTGAGGCGATATTCAAGGACCGGCGCATTCTCGACATGTTCGACGCCGTGCTCAGGTCCGCGACCGGCGGACTGCCGATCGGATATCCGTTCTCGCATTCGCTCGCGAATCTCTACCTCGTCCCGCTTTACTTCCTCGTCCGCTCAATCAAGGGCGTCTCGCGCGCGTTCGTGTACATGGACAACTGGATCGTGTTCGCGCGGTTCAAGAAGGCCGCGCACAAGGCGAGGATCGCGGCGAAGGCGTGGCTTGCCGGGATGGGATGCGAGATCAAGGACGACTGGCAGGTTTTCCCGACGGCATCGAGGCGCGTGAAGATCTGCGGATTCGCGCTGCACGCGGCGTGTCCGCCGCGCCTGTACCGCAGGATATGGCGCCGGACGCGGCGCGCGTTCTGCGTGTTCGCGGCGCATCCGACGAAACGGCTTTATCTCTCGCTCATGAGCAGGAAGGGCTGGCTCATGGCGATAAACAAGCATTTCAGCCCGGCATTCAAACTTCCAAACGGAGGGTATCTATGGCAAGCAAGGTAGTTCCCGGTTCCGCGCCGATGAGCGCGGTCACGGTAGAGGACAGCGAGAGGCGATGGACGCCGCTCGCGATGAAGCGCGCTCTTTCGGCGGCGGGGCGCTGGCCGGAGGTCAAGACAATGCTCGTCGCCGCGGACAAGTACGACGATTTCCTCATGTGCTCGTACATCTACGAGGGCGACGAGGATTTCCAGAACGCGAAGGCGTGGGCTGTCGAGCACTACGGCGAGGAATCCGTCAACGCCCTTCTCGACGCCATTCCGACGGAGGGGTGACGATGGATAAAGTCACACGCGATATGTGCGTCGCGCAGTTGAAGAACGCCGACGAACATCCGGAAAAGCCGGAACTGATGCGATCTGCGCTCGTCTCGTCGCTGATAGCGGTCGTCGACTGCCAGTTTGCAACGGGCAGTCGCGTGAAGCGTCAGGGATTGTGGATCGCGGGTATCGGGCTCGTCCTGCTGGTGACGCTGCTTTTCGGGTCCGACGTCGCGATCAAGCTCATAAACTTCATAAGGGGGGTATGATGGCGGCGCATCCTGTACTCATGCCGCGCGATGATGGGCGATACGAGCTCGTCGCGAGATATCACGAAGTCCCGGCGGGATTCGTCACGGACGGCGCATCGATCCCGCGCCTGCTTTGGCGCGTCCTGGGGCATCCGTTCGAGGCGGACACAATCGGCGCGGCGGTGCGGCACGATTACGCATACCAGACGGGCCGCGTCCCGCGAAAGGATGCAGACGCCGCGTTTTACGACAACCTGCGCGCGGATGGCGTCGGCGCGGTAAAGGCGAAACTCTTTTATTTTGGCGTGCGCATGTTCGGCGGACGCCACTACAACAACAAAAAAGGAACAACATGAAAAAACTGATAATGCTCGCCGCTCTCGCGGCAATGGTCGCCGGCATGTCCGGCTGCGGTACGCCTGGAAAACTTCGCGATGTCGAGTTGAAGGGCATGTACGTCAACGGCTATTCCGAACAGCTCGCAATCGGAATGGGCCGCCTGACGTCGATACCTGGGGAACGCGAGGCGTTCGTCGCGCATTATCGCGAGGACACGGCCTGGTTGTCCCCTTCCACGAAAACGCATGAGCTCGACTTGATGATCGTCGGCACCAATTCGACCGACAGCGCGGCAGAGGTCATCGCGTCGATCTGCAACGCATTCAAGGACGTCGCGCCGTCGATCGCGAAGATCAACGCGGAAGCGCCGAAGGGAATCACCGTTCTCGACGTCATAAAGCCAAGCGACGCGGCGCTGCTTGCAAAGGCCGTCGGCTCGAAGGCGTACCAGGCATTCGTCGACAAGGGCGGCGACGCGGCAAAGGCGACCGTCACAAAGATGTCGGACGGCTCGATGCAGATATCGGACGGCTCGACATGCGTCAACTGCGATCCGTCCGGAAACTGCACGGACTGCTCGATAAAGTAAGGGGCGTATTATGGCGCGGAAATTCGTACTCGGGCCAAACGCTGCGCGGAAATTTTCGGAGCTGATCCGCGGATCCGGCGAAGTGTCGCGGCGCGTCGGCGCCATGTCCGGGCTCGCGTTTGAGTCCGAGTACGCCGCGCCGTATACCGTTCAATGGGCTCAGTCGGCGGGGAGCGGAAGCGGATCCTGGATCATTTGGCTGCCGTCGTCGGAGCTCGTCGTCACGCCGGACGGATCGCTCAATCCGGCGCAATCCCTCACGGCCGCCGGCGGCGAATATCCTGCGGGATGGTACCTGCTGGCCGATTCGATGCTCAGTTCATCGAGCGGCGGGACGCTCTATCTAAACATAACGCTCGGCGACGATCCGGAAGCGGAGTTCTCAAACACGCCGTCAAGCAGTTCGAGCGGATCCGGATCGGAAGGCGACGAGGATAAATTCAGCATTCCGATCTGCAACGCGACCGTGACATCCGACGGGGAGCGCAAGATCAAGCAGTTCGCAACGTCTGTCATCACGGTCGGCGGATCGGGCGGCGGTGGATCCGTCACGCCAGACGATGTTTCAACCGAGTTCATTCCGCACGATTCAGCGCAGGGCGCGGATAATTCAGACGAGGGCAAGCTGCAGATCAAGGGGTTCAAAAAGGGAACGCCGACGTCTTCCACCACAGTTGCCACAGACCTCCAGGCGACCGGCACGAACGGCGGACATGTTCTGTTCCGAGAAAGCGACGGATCGCTAAAGTTCAAGGCGATCGGGAAATTGACAGGGCAGACGATCGACCTGTCGGACTTCGCGGCCGGCGTCTATTTCGCAACCGGCATCGAGTGGACAGGATCGCCCGATTACCAGATCAAGGCGCCGCGCGTGCTCGTGAAATTCGCGAACAACAAATTGTCCGTAACGGCCGCAACTGCGCAAACTATCAACACGACGCCGTGGACGTCCGCGGGTACAACAACACCGACGTAATGGAGATCACGGTAAACAATTCCGATTGGGGCAGGGTCACCCAAACCTCGCATCCGTTCGCTTGTTCCCGAGACGAGCGGCCTGCAGGCGGAAACTATACTACTGTTTTTGCCGAGGCGACCGGAAAAGTCACTCAGTACACCGCCGTCCCCAATGCGGGTTATCGTTTTGTAAACTGGACAAACATCAAGTCTACCGTCCACTACTACGGCGAGGACAGGCACAAAAAGGACGGTACTGTCTGGAACTCTTACGATACAACTTACAACAGGTCTCGCACAAGTTCCGATGCTAACCCGATTGGATACACTGTCGATGATACATTTGCATGGAACAATACATTGTTTCCACCGCCATACAACACAAGTTTTTCAACACCACCGCATCAGATCGGCCTGACGTCGCATTACCATTCGATCGGCGATCAAAATTATAATCCAGATACCGACAGCGAGGGCGACTGGAATACCGACTGGACGCCGGTATCGCTACAGGCGAATTTCACGCCGATCCAGGTTGCGGTCAGGTTGAAATATCGGAAGCGCGGCGACGCCGGCGATGTCATCGTTGCGACGCTCGGCGCTCAGGACGCGGGATCACAGTTGACGATTCCAACGCAACTCTATACAATCCCGCAATCAGGCGACAATTCTTTCGCCGGCACAAATTGGGCCTGGAATCGTCACTGGAAAGACGAGACGACCGGCGCGGTGTACAAGCTGGGCGACGTCATGACGTTGCCTAAGCCGGTTTACTCGGGCGAGAACACGGTATATATCGATCTGTACGCCGTCTTTCGGCAATGTACAATGCTGCCGATGTACCTGCCATCGTCCGGACTACTGTTGCACGGCACTTCACGGCGCAGACAGTACATCATTCGCGACGGCGATCCGTTGTCGTAATCATCGAGGCGCGTTCGAGCGCGGCGCGTTTTGCGTCCAGGTGCTCGTCGTGATCGTATCGTTCGGCCGTCGCGTCGACACGGTGGCCAAGAAGCGCCTTGCGCGTCTCGATGTCCGCGCCCGTCTCGGCAAGTCGCGTCGCCGCGGTATGTCGCCAGGAGTGGATCGTATACCCGGCGTCGCCGAGACCGGCCGCATCGAGGACTTCCCGGAAGCTCAATATTTCGCGCGCTGCGCGTCCGCGGTTGCCGTATAGCTCGGCGTGAACCGGGAAAAGGTAGTCGCCGGTGCGCGGCAACGCCGCAATCATGTCGCGGATTGGTTCGATGATCGGGATCGCGACGGCGATTTTGTGCCGTTTCGTTTTGGCCGGAGTGAGACGCAGGGCGTCGCCGTCGATTTCCGTCCACATCAGACGCGCGACGTCGCCATATCTAAGGCCGGTATGCCGCATGATGGTACATACTTCATACCATTGCTTTCCAACGCGCCTGGCGGCGTCCAGGACGCGCCGTTCGTCGGCAGGGGTAAACGCCTTGCCGATCTCGCCGTCAATGTCCTGGGGGCGCAGGGACGGCCAAGGATTCGAGATATTGGTCGATGCGTTGCCGAGAAGTTCCCATACAGTCGTAAGGTCGGCGATGATGTTGATTCGCGATTTCGATTTCAGCGGCTTGCCGTCGCGCCCTTTGAGCGTCGTCAAGTAGGTCGCGAATCCCGCGGCGATCGGGCCGGCCACGGCTTCAACCGTCTTGACGGTCGGGCGTTCGCGGTGCAACCATTCGATCAGCCGCTTGACGGTATTGCGTCGGCGCGTCATGGTGTCGGACTTGATCGCGGTTTTCCCTGTCGTCTTCGCGAGATCGAGATAAATGTCGAACGTCGAATCGATGGGCAACAGACCGTCAACCGGCTTCTTGTAGAACATCTTAAGCACGGCTACGGCTTCCTCGAACGTCGGCATCTTCCGGGCGGTGTCAATCTGATTCGCCCAGGCTTTCGCGACGGCGTATTTGTGTGTATGGGTTGACTGGCGGTATCGCTTTCCGTCGACCTGGTATTCAACCCACCACGTTTTGCGGCGTTTGTAGATAGTCATTTCTGTTTTTCCTGTTTATGATTCAGCAGATTCAGCGCCGAGGAATGCTTTTACAAGTCCCCACACAATACACACACGCGCGGTGTCTACTAAGTTCAATTTCATTCAATAAAATCAGGCATTTGCTAATGGTGGAGGTGAGGGGAGTCGAACCTTTGGCGGCGTTCGGGATATGGGCAAATGTTCGGCGGCGACGGGTTTGCGGCTGCATTTCAAAAAACGAGTTCCCACACATAGCACCACACGCCGGGGCTATTTTCGAGGGATGTTCGGGAGCGGCTGACCATTGACGGTCACTTCCGGAAGAATGTCAGCAAGGGCGTCTTGTGTGTAGTATGTCCAAGAGGTTGCAGAGTTTGTTTTGTAGAGCATCCCGGAATATTCCTGGACAGTTCGGCCGAGTTCGTCGCGGCCGGCATATTCGTGAATATAAAACCATCCGTCACGATGATTGCCGACGCGGGGCGTTCCGGATTTTCCGACATTCGCTTTCGGGCCGTATTTTTCGCGCAAGTGATCGCGATCGGCACGGGTAAACATCATTTCAACGATGTCGGCGTCCGGCTGCCTTGAATTGTCGACCGCCGAATGCGCCGGGCGCGACGATTCTGCATTCTCAATATCGCTATATACGCCATAGAAAAACCATCCGGCGAGTATTATGATGGCCAGGCATCCGATGTTTTTGATGAGCTTGAACATTGCTTATTTTCTCCTTTGCGTTCATTATAACACGATGATAGAAAATTGATAATACACCCCCTTGACGGGTGATATATC